TGTGAAGACGAGTATACTATTCACACCATTCCGATTTTACAGATTAACAAATCATATGAGATATTGTTCGAAGATAATACCATTGTTGTGTCCCAAACTTCTTCGTTTCAAGAGCATGTGGCGGGTATGGACAGAACCATAAAAACATTGAAAAGTCTAAAAATTCAATGCAATAAAAAACACATATTTGATAAACTTTTACAAGAGATAAATAAGTTTAAACATAATAATCTGACGCATGATGATAATAATGTTATAAACCATTATATAGCCACTCCGTATGGTGAATGGGACAAAAGTGATTCGTATCCTCTTCGTTCAATCGATACATTGTATCTGCAACATGACATGAAACAAACTCTATTAGACGACATTACCCATTTTTTCAAAAATGAAACCATAAACAATATATATGAAAAAATGGGTATACCCAAGTCAAGAACGTATTTGTTTTACGGATATCCAGGTACAGGAAAAACAACCACATGTAATATTCTGGCGTCGTATTTGAACATGAATATTGGAACCATTGATTTTACGAAAGAAATTAATGATCAACGACTTAGAATCATTTTTAAGAATATTCCCAAAAACACTATCCTTTTAATTGAAGATATCGATCGACTTGTCAGTAAACACGAATTAACGAACGAATTTACATTGTCTGGCTTACTAAACATTCTTGATGGAATAAATAAGGTGAACAAATTGATATGTATTATCACATGCAATGATATATCAGTACTCGACAAAGCGTTGGTAAGACGCATCTCTTATTCGATAGAGTTCAAAAAAATATTATACGAGAATCAATTGATCGACTTCACAAATAACATTGATATATTCAAGAATGATGATGAAAAAAAGAAGTTTGTTGCTTTTTTCAAAAACAAAGAAAGCACAATCAATGTATTGCAAAAATGGATACTAACGCATTTGCCAGCGATAACACAAAAGAAATACGATATCATCGATAAGCTTGACGAATTTTCAGATTTCAATAAGTGGTACAACAATTTAATAACAGCTCAAAATATTTATTTGTAACTTTAAGCAAAACATGCGTTCGAAATACTTAAACGAGTTCTGTGTTTTCACCTGCTTATACGTGTTATGAACGAATAGTACAAACTCTTTCGCGTTTTCCGATCACTTAAAGAACGTCACCACGAGTGGTTAACAATCATGGTTTCGAATGTACATTACTCTAACATTCGCAAGAATGATGACCTTTATAAAAAGTTTTGTAACGACGCGCTTATAAAGTGTTACAAAGAATACATTGGAAGCATGTCAGGAAATGTATTGGTATTGGATGATTCGAAGTTCGCGTCCACAAATGTGATAACAAAAACATTTCCTGAATTTGAAAATTTGGAAATATGGTTGGCACAACACGATGAAAAGGAATTTATTAAAATGGACGATAAATTAAATACGGACACTCATTTGGATAAATGTGTATCTGTGTTGATAAACGATGATTATTTTAAATTGGATGAATATTTACCATATAATTCGGTTGTGATAGATAACGCAGACTTTTGCTGTGGGTGGAGTTCTGTGAAAGACAAGTTGTTGAAAAGAATATCAGATTCAACTGTGTACGCGAAAAAGGCTTTGTTACGATTGACTGTATCCGCCAGAGGTTCCAAAAAAAGTATGGACGATTTTACGAGTGACGTTATATGTGATATTTTTCAAGCATCGTTCGATACTGATTATAGTATTAAGCCACTCACTATTCGACAATGGTGCTGTCCGGGGTCTTCTAAAACGAATTTTACGAACAAACATAAACAAATATGTTTAAAGGAAGGATTTCAAATTGAAGATGTCGATTCTACTTCATTTACATATTTTCCAAGTATGGTAACATTTATCTTTCTAATTCAACACTAAAATCTTTTTGGTTTTGAACACAATATCCAAAATAATTCATACAAGGCAAATATATACCCGATTGATATCAACGTCTTATCTTTGTATTTGAAACCAGTGTGAACTAAATAGGGTGCCAGAATAAAAAATGCGAATAAACGTCCAGGTTGATCGGTTCGAATAATCATTATATTATAATGAACAATAATATTTTAAATCCTTTTTGATAGTCCGTATCTACGGCAGTTTCCTACGTAAGAAGTAACGATCAGTGTGCCGTTTTTCACACCATTTGTACAAACCGATGATAATGTGTTTCGGGTCGTTTTTCCACCACACGGACCTTCTTGTAAGAACATGGGCGCAACAACATTCATGATCTCACACATCTCTTGGATAGTCATGCCCATGTTGGTCTCGTCGAACACCTCCAGCAGTCCGATCACAACACGTTTCCATCCTAACCAGTCCGATTGATATTTTAACATCTCAATCAATGTTTCTACTGAAGAAACCTCACTCAATCTTGTTAAGCCGTTGAATGCCATTATTGTGAAATGAGCGTGAATTTCACCTGTTTATATTTTGTCAAAAAATGGTTCTTTTTCGGATTTGATGACTCAGAAAATCTGTTGTTTCGGATTTTTTCTGAAAAAAAAAACTTTTTCTTTCCAAAAAATCCAGTTTTACGGATTTTCTCTGAAAATAAAATCCAGTTTTACGGATTTTCTCTGAAAAAAAACTTTTTCTCTGAATTTACATATTACTTAAAGACAGGTCCCATTTGATTGTTTACTACATCCAACCATGTTGTACCATTCAACATTGAGGTGCACGGATACAGATCAGTGTCGAGACTCGGAGGTTATATTGGAATACATCGATGATGTTCACTTTGTCATTCGTAACCAGGAAGGGCAATATCTTTCCGCGCATGAAAACCTGACTGACGTATACTGGACTTGTAAAAATTTCATTCCTCTCAGTTTGTGCGAGGTGTTCAAAAGTGTATCCGGTTTCATTTCCACGTCTCACGGAACGTGGGTTCGTTATCATTTTATTGACCAGAGGTACTATCAGTCAAATCCTGATGATTACATATCGGCTTCGTTTCATGGTTCCAATGTGTCCTTGGTTTCACAAAAGAGTTCCATCGTCATTGATATATCCGGCGACGACGTGTACAGTGTCCACGACCCGGATCTCAACAACGCGAAGATCGACACGGAGCCCAGTAACGCGAAGATCGACACGGAGCCCAGTAACGCGAAGATCGACGCGACGGAGCCCAACAGTCTGTCTCGTACTTCGTCAGGTCAAAGTCTTGGAGTTCAACTTGAAAAAGAGTTTGAAGAATTCAATTCCAAGCGAAACGTGGACACTACGAACCTGGTGTCTCCAGTCAAAAGATCTCGGGGTCGACCCAAAGGATCTACAAACAAAGAAAAGGACAGTACGGAAAAACCAAAAAAACGTATTAGAACCGCAGCTCAGATTGCATATTCTGAATTCTCGAAGAAACAACGACCAAGACTGAAACCTAAGTATCCAAATTTACCAATTGCCGAAATGAACAAAAAAATAGCGAAAAGGTGGAATGCCCTCTCTGAGGAGGAACAACATTTTTATTTTCCTTGAATAATATAAATGTCAAAAACTGTAGGCGCACGAGTTGCTGTAATTTTTATATTAACCGAGATGATTAAACAACGCGAAATCGAAACAGGTAATATATTCTCGTTAATCAAACAAATCGTTAAAATAATCGACGAGACTAATAAATCGAGTAAAATCAAACTCTCAAGTCCGGAGAAACATGACATCGTGATGTCAATTATATTAGATGTTGCAAAAGGCAAAGACGGTATTTTAGGAACTTCGGATGATATTATACCACCGAAAGTTATTGAGGAAATTCAAATGATGAAAGATACAAGCCTGTTAAGCGATTGTATATCATTGATAAACGACGCAATGTCTAAAAAGAAATGTAATATTCCCAAATGTGTTTATTGTGTCTCTAAATGTTGGATTTAAATAAAAAATAAGTATATACATAATGAAACGAGTACTTAGAATGAAATCACTTCAGAAATTTGACTTGTCACAAATAAACCATACGCTGAATACGAACACAAAGGTGAAAAAAATGAAAAAAAGTAAGAGTTCCGAAGATCTGTATGTACCCGAACTTCCGTTTTTCTGTCCTATTGCTAAATCGGTGCGAGATAACGAGAAAGTACGTGACATACTTGTACACAATGGTGATGTGACAAAACCACGATTATCATGGTACGAACCGACAGATGGATTGATACCCACCAATTGGTTTGAAGACGGTATTTGTGCAGACTTGGACTATTATTTTAACAATAATTAAAAAGGAATGTAGTTTTTTTCAAATTATAAAAAAAAATAAAAAATTGTAATTTGAAAAAAAGAATGAATATTTTTTTATTGACGAATCTTCCCTAAACCCCTTTATTTAACATTAAAATAATCTAAGCGGATTTGAGTGAAGCAACCTCGGCTTGGAGCTCTTGGACGGCTTTGACTAACATGGATGTAATTTTCATGTAATCCACGGAGCGGATACCGGTGGAAGCGTTGTATTTGACCAGAGAGGGGAAACCTTCCTCAACTTGTTGGGCAATGAAACCGTACTCGGGGTTTTCACATTTATCGTCCCAGTTCCAGTTGTATGTGACGGCTTCGAGTTTGCCACAGAGTTCAAGACCGGATTCCATGGGCACAATGTTCTTTTTCAGTGTGCGATCAGACTCGGCTGTGACTGTGTTACATACGATGTCGGAGGTCACGATGTTGCCACCACTGCGGAACTCGGTACCCATAACGTCCACCTTTTGGGCGGCGTCAACGGAGATGTAGGCATCGGCGGAAGAGTCGAGAGCACCGAAGTCGAGGTTACCTTTAACTTGGAGAGTGTTGTGGGCAACATCGTAGTTCAGCATGTTGGCGTTAGCCATAATCGATTTCTCGTCATCTTGTTCGTACCTCATGAGAATACCACCCTTGGCAAAAGCGGTCTTGTCGGTCATTTGTTCGTATGTTAAGCTGTCGTCACGCTTGAAAGCAAGTTCGTAGTTGACGTTGTTGAATTGCACCCATTCGAGTTCAACAATGTCACCAGAACCATTTTGTGTAAGCCCGCTGACTAATTCAAGGGGGTCACTGTTGGTCACGGCGTAACCGTAGTTCTTGATACCAGTGCTACCGTATTTGACGTAAGCGTAAGCGTTGTTGATAATTTCGTGTGTTTGATTCATGTCAAGACCACGTTTCATTGTCAGCACTTGGAAAGTGGTGCTGGCGTGTGTTTCTGTGGAGTATTGTTGGATTTCCCAGATACCGTTTAAGCCATTTAATGTGGTATCGTTGTCCATGACAAGACCATTGAGCGCGGTAAGTTCGCCGAAATCGGCGGCCACACCAGCGGTAGAGTTGGTACGGTAAGTGGCTGTATTAAGACCATTGACCATGATACGGAGAGGGTCGACGTAGGGTTGGTTGTTCGAGGCAGCGTTGAATGTGGCATTAAGAATGTCAGTGCCTACAGTGGTCACGTCAATACCGTCAAACACAACGTGTTGCTCTTGACCGGCAGGGAATTTGAGGTACAGTTTTAAGAGACCAACGGAAGAACCGTTAATTTCAGAAGGCTCGAAACGTAAACAATATTTGTTAGCACCGAAGTTGTTGACACTCCAGTCGTTTTTGAAAGCAACGTAGTCACAAGCTTTCTTGGGCTTGAGACCTTGTACGTTCTCAGACACGGCTTGGAGCACGTAAGCCTTGTTGGCGGCATCGGTTTCATTCACGGGAGTGCTCACGTTGGTCACACGGAAGCTGCTCATGTCAACGGTACCTAAACCGTTGGCGGCGAGTTTGAGATTGGCATCAAGGGTGTTGGATGTGAGGTTGTCAACATTAATGTTCTTTTGGGAGAGTGTGTTGCCTTCGAACACGGCTTGATGTACAGTTGTTGTGGCTTCACCGTCTAAAGCGTTGATTGTGGCGGCTTTCATTTCTTTGTCTGTGAAGACAACTTGTTCGACAACAACGCTGCCACCCACACGGGATTCTAAAACGTTTGTACCTAAAGAAAGCTCAGCGAAGTTCGCTGTGGTACCGTTGAACGCGGTAGATTGCATGTTCGCCGCATTCACAATAGTACCGTTCGACGCGTCAATGGAGCTGGTACCGTCCTTGAGGACTAAGGTTTGTACGTTTTGTACGTTACCTACAGCCATATCGAGAGTACCGTTGGCATCACCGAACGCAATGTTGTTGTTGGAAAGAGTAAGGTTGTTGGTGGCACCGGCTTCATAGAAAGACATTTGGTTCACTTTGGTAATGTTACCGGTTTCATTCAGATCCACAAGATTGTCGGAAATTTTCACGGGTTTGTTAGAACCGGTAGCAATGGTACAGAAAGTACCAACATCGCTGATGTTACCACCTAAACATAAGAATTCGCATGTGCTGTCAACGAAGCTCATTGTTTGGATGTTGTTTAATGTGGGCACTTCGAGGGTGTTACCATTGATAACATCCGCTGTAATGTCAGCAAGATTACCACTGTAGCTAAGACCAGAACCGTCTTCGATGTTGCTTAAAACGGATGTGGTGTAAGATGTATCGGTGAAACGGAAACCTTTGTTGCTACCGGGATAAGCAACAATTGAAAGGAACGAATCTGTTCCTTTGTTGAATTCAATAAGCTCGGGGCGAACTGTACACGTCTCAGACATTGTTGTTTTTTGTATATATCATATATAAAGAAAATAATCAGTAATTATCTGATTATATCAGGCTTAATAATAGAATTTTTGTAAAGCAGATTAAATTTATGTATAACACACCTTGGTATTTCCGGTGCATTATCCAATAAGTCGTCATACTTCGCTTTCATTGTTCTACAGAGTTTAATCGTATCTATGTCATTTTGCTCTAATGATAGTTCTAAATTTATTTCTCTATAAAATTTTGTGTATTGGGTTGCAGTTATACGATGCGCTTCCGCTTTTTCCGCATATTTGTTAACTTTTTGTATCATAATAAATGTCGCTACAATCAAATTTATAAACGCAATAACATAATTTAAAATATTCTCCCATGTAGGTGTTTCGTTTATATCAGTTGGGTCAATTCCAATAAGCGCAAATCCTCCCATACCAAATATTGACGATATGAACACGATTGGATATGTGAAATAATTGTCAATTTGTTTATAATGTGTTGATGCTTTTGAGTGCAACCATCTATAACCAAAACTTTTTTTCATCCACGTTTTTAACAAAAGTTCTTCCTTTAAAGTCAAGCCATCCCGAGTGTTGTAGTTCGATATTACCCTACTGGGTGTGTGTGCAACATAATCAGACTCTTCTAAAGATAATCTAGAATTATTTACGATAATATCTATTTCTCTATCGCATTGTTTTAATTCGTCTGTACCTAAAGTACATAATTCATTGAAAGATTCGTTTTTCTCAAATTCTATAATATCGCAATAATGACTTTTCATTATTATAATGTTTACTTATTCCTATACCGTATTGTTTAAATGCTGTCGTATATGTTATTACAAATCACGGTTCTCGTTCCGCGATGACTTACCTGTAATCGTTTTGCTAATTCTACTAAGATTGGCTTTTTGTATGTCGCGCACGGTTTTTTGTTTATGAATAGTTTTTTATCCTTTTTGGTTAACAAAAAGCTGTTTAGCATACTCACAGAAGGTACAACGACCGGTTTCTTCACATACTTACGTTTTGTTTTGGGCTCGTTTGGTACATTAGTGTACGTTTTTTTCACGTCGTTTGATAACTTATTGTATATATTTGTTATTAAGTTGTAAAGCCTTTTTAGATCGTCAATTGATTTGACACCTAATAATTCTACGCGACCAAACGGTGATATCGTAATTGTCGAATATCCAGAATTTGTTTTTGGTTTGAACACTCCTTTTGTCACTGTTGGATTACCTTGTGTCATTAACCACGGCATTCTTGCCATGGAATAATATTGTTGTAGTCCGTTTTTATAAACGTTTCGTAAGAACTTTTTGAAATTTTCAATTTTAGGTCTATTTTTGCCTGTTTTGTCTGTGTACAAGTTAAAATACGCATTAATCATTTCAATACGAGGCTCTCTAACCTTTTTTATGGTCGTTAATTTGAAAAGTATTTTCTCAATTTCCAATATCAGTTTCATGAGTTTATTTTGCGAATTGTTAGGGGTTATCTTTAAAAAATCCGTTGTCCCAGAGCGTATACCAATAATTCCGCTCGTTTCTATAGGAATGTTTATATTACTCGTGCTGCCATCAGCAAATACAAGGGTTCCTATTAATTGTATAAATCCATACGCAGAGTTTTTAAACTTTGGATTATAACGTTTACCTTTTGCGTTGGTAACAGCTATTTGTCTATTTGTTAGCTTACTACCTAAACGTTCTTTTCCGACGCACCCTCTTCCACCTGGTAAACACGCCAATATGGAAGTTATGTTCAATTGTTTCAGTATACTCGCGTTCTTTTCTGTATGTATCTCTATAGGAAATTTGAGTTTTGATATATTTTCAAACATTTCACGCATTGAATATATTTTATTCACAACCTTTGGTCGTTTGGTTACATACGCATTTAAAGTTGCGTTAAATAAAGATGTTTTAATTGGGGTTACCGGCATCTTGTATAATAGTATATGAATAAAATAATAAAAAAATAAAATACAATTAAGATTTAAAAGGTTTTATTGGTTATATATTGATTATGTTATACATTATGAGACATCAAGAGGGTAACAAACGGAAAAACTGTTTGAGTTCACAATCGATAAAACAAACGAACCGAATCGCGGGTATTTTTTCAAATATCAGGTCGAATAAATGGAAAGTGTATACCATAAAACCTAGTACTCACAAGCATGTGCGGCCTATACAAACCGCGGCCAATTTATGCACCTATTTGAATACATCATTGAAAGTGTGCAATACCTATGAGGATGTAATCGATTCGTTATCAAATTATATATATACTAACGATATCATCATTGTATGGCATCACAACGAAATCGCGGAAATATTAGACACCATTGCACTAATATACAATATACGTATGGTGGACATGGATGGTTATTTTAAGTGGCCTGAAGACAATTATAACGGTTGTTTGATTATAAACACAATTATGGGTAACGCGTTTTTCTCGAAACATTTTTTCAAGAAAAAAAAGTTGTGTTGGTTTTTTTAACCCCCCGTCTTAATTTTATTGTAATGTTATTATATATTATAAAATGCAACCTGGTAGAGTAGTTGTCCGTCATAATACTGTAAAAGGTACTTACGGAACATTTAGAACATCGAAGGGGGGCGGGCGTGTTATTATAAGGTATGGACCGAATCAAAATACATCACCCATAAGCGAAATTGCTGACGAGGTCTTTTCTTACGCAAGTCGTACGTACAATTGGACGTCAACCAACTACGTAACCGTAGACAAAGATTTAATCAATACAAACATCGGAGACGGATGGGGATTTTGTTCAACAATATCGGATAATGGTTCTAAAATCCTTGTAACCGGTCCAGGTGATTATTTCTTGGGTTATCATGGTGGTGCCGCGTTTATTTATACAATGGATACAAACGGTACACTCATTCATACCTTAGATCTAACAATCGAGCATGATATGATGACACACAATAATTCTTTATTCGGTTTAGATTGTAAAATCTCTCAAGATGGTAATAATGTGTTAATTTGTGGATGTGACAAACCAATTGGTGTTGCAAATCAAACAAGTGTAGCATATTTATACAATATATCTCAAGACGGTTCAGTCGTCAACTATGTTACTGATTTGAGCAAAACCGATGGTTTCTCTGGGAAATACGGATCAGTTTGCGCAATGTCAAAAAATGGAAGAAATTGTGTCATTTCAGGAACAGGTACAAACTCAACCTTTTATTTTACATTGAATCATCAAGGAGAAGTTATCAACGAAATAAACTTAAGTCAAAATGTACCTCATTTTGGTACTCGTGTACAAATGTCACAAGACGGAAAATTTGTATTAGTAAGCGGTACAAATGAAATGACGTCTTTGAATTCTTCCGAATTTATGGGAAATGTGTATCTCTATACGATTCAAAACAATATAATCACAAACACTGTTAATTTGTCCAAAAGTAATACCTTAGGGCGTTATGGTGATTCTATTAGTATGTCAAACGATGGTCGAAATTTTGTGGTATCTGGTTCGAATCCATCCGTGTCAATGTTATCTGACTATTCGTCTGTGAACACGTTAGGTGGATGCGGTTATTATTTTAAAATCGATAATACAGGAAATGTGCTTAACGAAATCAACGTAAGCGACAACACATTATACTTTGCATTCGGACAAACATGTAAAATCGCCGGTAATGGTAATTCATTTTACATTGGAGGTTCAGCTTTAACATTGAACAATAATTTTAAAGGAGGTGTCAAACAATTTCTTTTGAATAAAGAAAAAAATAGTATAGAGAGCTCATCGTTAATATATCCTAATGAGGATAATGTCATGTTTGGTACAAATATAGGTCTTACGACAAATGGTTCAATTTTGTGTGTTTCAAATAAAATGGCAAATCCAACAGAAACATCAAATGTCAATATGTACGTTTATACAATTGATCCCGATGATTTTACAAATATAGAAAATACACTCGAGTATTCTCAACTAGCTCACGCAGATTTATCTACAACAGGCAATTACCTGAAATCAACAGACATTTCGGGTACAGGTAATCGCATGGTATCTTCCTGTTCCAATTGGAGCACTGGAACAACCGGACATTCTGGTAGAAGCATGATATTATCCGCAGAACCTTTTGAACCAATCACACATACATCAACCAATTTTAACACAATTCGTAAATATTCTACAACTGGTTCAATATTGACTTATTCGAATATTGAAACAACTCAAGACCGTGTTACGAATACTCTTGTTGATAATGTGAACGAAAAAAATATTACGTCCATTGCGTATATCACCACTGGTATTACCGACGAAACCACAACCTTCTTTAACAACTCAAATGTTGAATTTGTTTCTACAAACACATCCACTAATGAAATTATAAAAGAAGTGGACACTGTTTTCAATTCAAGTATGACCGAATCTGTCGTGACTACAAGGGATTATATTGAAGATACGTATTTAATTACTAATTCAGAAACGAATACCAGTAATTTAACTTATTTGAATCCAGATGGTTCTTTACTTAGCAACGAGTTCACAACAAATTTCAACACTATGGGTCCATCAGGAAATAAAACTATTACAGTGTCGAATTATTTAGATAATTCTAGAATTGTTTCAATTACAAAGAATAATTATGCTAGTACCATTAATACTTACAATCCAAACGGAAATTTAATACAAATTGAAACCAAAAATCCTCCTGATTCAGATGGAAATGTATCCAGCACAACAAAAGTATATTCCAGTCAAGGTAATTTGATATCAAATACTTCCACTTTAACTCTTCCAGACGGTACCACTACTTCAACTCAAATTCCAACCGTGAATGCACCAGCAGGTGAACCTACGATTAGCATAACTACTCAACCAAATGGGGATAGTTCTGCGACTTTATCAAACTCTAATGGTAGCGTTACTGGTACAATAGATATAGTTAAAAACATAACAGTTCGTTCTGTATTGACTTTTGTAGACTATGACTACGATACTATGACGGACACAGAAAAAACAGAATTTGAGACGTCATTCAAAAATGCCATAGCCAATGAATCTGGATTGAGTGTATCTGATATAACGATTAATGACATAACCGATGGAAGTCTGATTATAACATCAACTGTAGACATACCTCAAAACAACGCCCCTACACCCGAAGTGTTTTCCACTATTATCAAGACTAATCCGTCCGGAATTTTTCCGTACGCTGATTTTGGGACCGTATACCCAACCGACGTGGGTGTGAACAATTCCGAAACGGAAACAAACACCGATCTCGAAAACAATACAGTTACTGTTACGAATCGTGACATTACAAATAATTCGTATCAATCTACAAAGTCTTCTGACAATGGTACTGTAATTGAAACAATTGAATTCACAACAGATGTTGAAAACAATCAAACAACCACCGTAACAAGCACCGCCGCAACACAAGAAGATTTCACAGAACACAAAGAAATCTCAACCGGTCACACGACTCAAACGGTTAAGGTTGAAAACGCTCCCGCAGATGCAGCGGTCCGCACAAAAACTACCACAAAGGATTTTGACAACGAAATTTTACAAACATTAACGGAATTCTTCGAAAATGAGAACGACACGACGGTGCACAAAGTCACCGATAACGCGACAAATAATTCTACTGAGGTTCATAGAGACTCTGGTAACAACGAAACACACAGAATTGTGGTGGACAACACATCGATTACAGACACATCTGTGACAACCACCACACAAGCCGATACTTCTGCGGTTGCCGTTCATGTGGACGTAAATACAAATCAAACAGTCTTCCGTATCACAACATCCGCACCGGATGCGAATTCTTCTGTGACGACCGACACTATCGATTATGTCAATAATTTAGACACCAATTTGGTAACACACGATAGCGACGGACTTAACGGATTCCAAACCGAATCGACGATTAAAAACAACACCACTAAAGAGGTGTTACGAACAATAACTGTATCTGTACCCGACACAGAAACAGGTGATATCACAATCACCACCAATAACAATGTGACCAAGGCGGACACCGTTCGCGTGGAATCAACGGACAATACAGTGGTCGAAACGGTCACGCAACGCGCCGACAGTGCAACCAACCCTAATACCAGTTTGGCCACACATTACAACAGTAACGGAGACGCTACCAAAACTATAGGTATTAATCCGGACGTCGGTAACGGCACTGTAGAAACCGTGACTACCGATATCGTAAATAATGTGGTGACCACTTTGTTCGAAAATACGGACAACACGTCCGAACAAACCGTTGTGTACAACAACCCGGGGGTTACGACAGACTCTATTCAAACATTTAAAACAAACGGTGTTCTCACTAAATCCATCACCATAGACAAACCTAACGTAGACGATAACAACTCGGTCAGAACATTCGTTGATAACGTTGAAACCAATTTACAAACAACAATTGTCACAGAAACTGACAATTCTGCTACAGAGTCTGTGTACGATACAACCAATAATACTATTATAGAAACGGTTATTATTTCAGCACCCGACTCTAGCAACAACAACGCAATTACCGTAACAACAAATGACACAGTGACCAATCTGATCACAGAAACTCTTTCGTTCACAACCAATGGAGTGGTTGACATTACATCGAATATAACAAATACTCAAACAGGACAAACCACGTTAACTGCTACAGTGTCATCAAACACAACCACAAACACAACCACTACCACATTCGTCGATCACGACAATGAGATTTCTACGACTGTGACACAAACCAATTTTTCGATTGATCCCAACGACATTCCACGCAAGATGGAACCATCCGCTCATCCTACAATCGAATTCAGTAGTGTAACGAAAACCGCTGAAAACCTCATCATTGAAGGTAACATGTACCCCCATTCCGAACAAATAAACACCGAATCATTTATCATTGCTTCCACAAATCCCGCTATAAATCTGAACATCGCCAAAAGCATCACGGCAAACGGTACCCTCAGCCAAGCGGTGCTATCGAACGCGTTCGGATCGTCGACCGATATGCATGCGTTCAACCATTCGTTCACACACATTGTGGACTCCACAAACAGTGCAGTGTTTCCCATTGTGTACACGTCCAACGTGTATTTGTTTAACTATTCAAGAGTCGATACCACCGATTTCATTTTGGAGCGAGTCGGCCAAACCAGGTTTGCCTCACACACGGACACCGATTTTTACACGCATGTAGATAATGTAGATGTTACCTATGACCAATTCAAGAGTAATGTTTTATCTGTTTTCAACAACAGCGACAACACGCTCAATGAGGTGTTCGCGTTCGCAACCTCTTTCGATACTGATCTAACTGACGTTCAAGCGACTTACGATGCACTTAAAACACATATCTCTGTGAATCAAAGCAACGAGTTTGGTGTTCGATTCAATGTTGGTCTCAATCCGTACGAAATTTTCAATCAAGAAAAACAATTATCTGTGAAACAAATCTTCGACGCACAAAACGCAACGGACAGTGTTTTATTTGACACGACGTACACTTTACGACTGTTGGCCGTTCAAAACGATGACACGCTTTATTCATCTG